TGACAAAACGTGGTTGCTAGAGGGATGGATACGTTAGTAAGCCAGCTCCCCATCCCTGACACTTGCACGGCGTGAAGCGGGTAACTGGGCAACCAGAGTCGCACAGTTTTTAGCTAGAACTGTATAATACCCGACCCCGCTCTCTCTAAATTAGAGTTTAATAGCCTAATGGAGGTTAAAAATGAAAGCAAGATATATACCAAATACAATAGTTTCAAAGGGTGCACAGGATGCGGGATGGTTGTTTGGTCATCCAGTATTACGCTCGGCAGGGGTTTCTCAGGCATACTGGGCTAAGAGTCATATTTCCCCATATCCTCAAAAGGGTGGGGGATGGTTAGCACTGCTAAATGGTGGTGTTCAAACAGGCAGTAATTACGCTGCCTTAGAAATTCCCGTTAATGAACTCCCAGTAACGCAGTTTGATAATGCTCAATGGTCTTATTATATGACTGGGACTGAATCTATGGGAGTAAATATAGTTATCTGGGTACACGACCCAGATGATTTTGATAAACGGGCAGAAGTAACACAGATAGGCGGTGTGACAGGATTAATTAAAGCTGCTGGTTGGAATGCCCATAATTTTGATTCTACTGTCACACAAATGGTCTTTTATGGAGAAAATACTATTGGAACTGGATTAACGGCAGGCACTCAATATACATGGGACGAATTTCAGGCAGATACCATATTTGATGGGTGGACTATTTATCGGGTTTCCCTTGAATATGGGTGGGAGGCATCGGGAACTTTTGACCCTGTGTGGATAGCGGATGTTAAATTAAATGGAATACCAATTCAATTAATTCCTACTAGGGATGATTTAGAAGCTCCTATTTTTCAATATCATACCGCTACCACTGGCGCACTTGCTACTGCCCTATCCCCCAAAACTCCTTTCCGCCTATTAAATATCCATCTAAATATCAATACAGCAGGAACAACTTCAGAATCATTCACAGTAACATTGGATGCTGGGAGAGTTGCCACTGTATATGATACATTACTTTTGAGTCAAAATACGGCAAGCCCTACCAGTATTACAGACTTGTTTGCTATTTTTGGAGAAGGTTATGATTTTATGGAAGACGATGAAATTGATTGTGCTTGGGCAAACTCACAAAACAGAACCTATGGCTTAACCTATGCCTTTAGGGTATTGCCATAAGGAGGAAGAGATGAGAAGAATAAATGGAATCGCTTATATGCCTAGCATAATAATCAATGGGATAGACCAAGATCTAACTACCCATGCTGCTGACCTTGATGCCCATATGTCAGATATATTCCAGGAACTTCATATTGGCAGTTACTATCCTTCACTATACTCTACTCTTGAGTTCAACTCTGCTATAGCCATCACAGCCGATCTTCTTTATGCTACACCTTTTCCCATAGTGCGACCTATGACTGCGGATAGGATAATGTTAGTCATTAACGTTGCTGGCGCTGCTGGCAAGAAGGGAAGATTGGGTATTTACTCCAACTTGGTTAATACAGTTTATCCTGATGCTCTGTTACTTGATGCTGGGGAAATTGCTGTTGATGTTACTGACGCATCAGCGATAACAATAAGCAAAGCTCTCTTAAGGGGACGAAACTGGTTAGTTTTTATAAGTGATGGAACTCCAACAATTAGGGCTTGTAGTTACTATCTGCCAGTTATCCCTCCACTGTATGTCGGGGCAAGGGCAGGTAGTTGGACTAAAGCTCAAGCCTATGGTGCTTTACCAGCCACATTCCCAGCAGCTGGAAATAAAAATGACTATATGTGGGGTATGGCTTTAAGATTTAGTTCACTGGATTAGGAGGATAGAGATGCCAGAAACTAGAGTAATACAGACAGTTTATGGAATTGGTGGCTACGACCCTACCAAGCCTAACAAGAATATCATAGAGGAAGTAACTGCCGTAATCTCCGATGAGCAATTAGCTGAGGAAGCTGAGGCGAAGGAAGTTCAGTTGATTATAGAAAGACTACCTAATACAGGAATCAACAAAGCATGGAAAAGGTTGATTTCAAAAGGACTATTACCGTAAGATGAAAGTAGCCTTCTGGTGGCGGAAAAGGTAGACGCTAGTGAGGTGCGAGATGCCAAGTCAGTGAGCCTTCGGGCATATCTGGCGCAGCGGCGATGAAAAAGGAGTAGGAGGCATTATCTAGGGTGCAAATCTCTAGCCAGAAGGATACTCTTCTAAAGAATCTGGTCAAGTGGGCTCTTTGGAAAGATAAATGGTTAAAATTTGGTACTCTTGAAGTGGAAAATATAAATATGGATAATCGGCATGAAGAGGACAAGCCTCCCAGTTTACAAGATAGCAAGAGAAACCGTAGCTCTACTCGGAATAGTAGAATTGGTTTTAGCGACCTATATTGGATACCGATTTGGAGAGGGGGCAACCTCCCAGGCATGGGTATTCATGGGGATATTGGCGATAATAGCCTATGCAAGCACGAGATTATGGATTTGGGTGCTTGAGGAACTCGTGAAACATGGAAAACCCTGAAGAATTTAAAAGTTGGCTTTTTAGATGTATTGCGGATAGTAAGAAAAAACTCAATATGAGCGATAGAACAATCGCCTATATTCTTTTAGCGGAAGGTTTGAATTATTATCTGAAAGAAATTGCGAGGGAAGAACTTGGGATTCGAGACATTAAAGAACATAATTGATTATAACAAAGAACAGGCGAAACTCCACCCACAGGATGAAGATTTAGAGAATAACCTTTGTCCTGAAGATGCTTGGGAACTAAATATTAATAGTAAGGGGGAAAGGAGTTGCCCAATCTGCGGTAGGATTTGGAGAATGTAAATGGCAAGTAATGTTAATTCGTATGCCACACTTACCGAATTAAAGGCCATTTTGGGAGTAACCTCTACCACTGATGATATTCCTATGCGGAAGATTTTAGAGGCTGCTTCCCGGGCTATTGAAAGTTATTGTAACCGAAGGTTCTATTGCACAACTGAGACTAAATACTTTGATGGTGCTTTGACTTTGTGGATTCCCGATTTGCTCTCTGTGACCAATTTCAAAACAGATGAAGATGGCAACGGAAATTATGAAAGTATCTTTGAAGGCACATGGGTAACTTTGACTGCCTATGCCGTAGGGGATTGGGTTAAACCTACAACCGTTGCCTCCCATGCCTATAAATGTACCACCGCAGGAACTTCAGCAGCCACTGAACCAACATGGGGAACAACCAACAATGGTACAACGACTGACGGTACAGTGACATGGACTTGCTATCCTGCCAATTATCTACTTTATGGTGGTGGGCTAGAGGACAGTCTTAATATCTATCCCAAAGTAAGAATTGAAATAAATCCAGATGGTGATTATAGTTCATTTGCTAATGGGGTCAAGAAGGGTGTGCAGATTGTGGGAACATGGGGATATGGAGATGGGACTTCAGCAACTCCTTATGTAACAACCTCAATAACGGGAACGGTAGCCACCACAACCGGCCTGACTTTAACTTTAAGCGCAGATGGTACAATAGAAATAGGGCATACCATTTTATGCGAATCCGAACAGATGTATGTTACCGCTGTGCCTACGGGGTATGCAACGGTAGAACGTGGGGTTAATGGGTCAACGGCGGCAACCCATAGTTCAAAGACATTATATTATTACAGATACCCAAGAGATATATACCAGGCGTGTATTGATTTATCAGTTGCCCTTTACCAGAATCGTGGTAAGCGTGGCATACAATCAGAACGGTTAGGTGATTATTCTTACACCATGAGCCGCGAGATGATGAATACGATACTTGATGATAGCATCCGGGGTTATAAACGAGTGAGATTTTAATGAGAATGAAATGCCCAATATGTGGGTTATATTACAGGAAATTATCTGCTAATCAGAAATGCCCTAGATGTAAAGGTGAATAATGCCCATAAGCAAGGGTTTACTAAATAATACCTTAACACTCCAAACCTTAACGGAGACTACTGATAGTCAAGGCGGTGTTATTGCCTCATGGGCTGATGGTGGTTCTTTTAAGGCTAGAATCAGCCCTCTAACTAATCAGGAACGCCTTATACAGAACAAAGTAACCGATGTTTGCACTCACCATATTTACTGCGATAATATGACAGTTACGACCGCAGATAGAATTAAATGGGGGGATGTCTACTTTACAATAGTAGGGATAATTAACCCTTCAGAAGCGTATGACCATTTGGAGATTATGGTAAGGGAAATTAACTAGGAGGTAATTTATGGCAATAACGGCAACGGATATTTTATTCAAACTATCGGTAGTGGCAGACGCAGGAAACACAACTGCGGGAACGCCAGCGACTTCATTGGGCGACCAAATTAGCACTACCCAAATCACAGATGCGCAATTGAATAATCTTTTTGATGATGTATCGGGTGATGAGAATGCTGCCTCGGATGTGGAATATAGGTGTATCTTCGTCCATAATGCCCACGCCACATTAACTTGGCAAACTGTGGTTGTCTGGCTGAGTGCTGAGGTTTCTGGTGGGGCAAATGCAGCAATAGCGATAGACGATTTAGCTGCTAGTGCGATTGGGGCGGCAGTAGCTCAAGCCGATGTAATCGCAGACGAGAACACTGCACCTGGAACAGGGGTAGGCACTTTTAGTTCTCCTACAACTAAAGCAACGGGCTTGTCGGTTGGTAACATTGCGGCGGGTTATTGCAGAGCTATCTGGGTAAAAAGGTCAGCAGCCAACTCGACAGCATTAGATAGTGATGGCGTAACGATAAGGTGTGAAGGTGACACGGCAGCGTAAGGAGAGATTAGATGGCTATCAGTATCCGTGCAGTTGGCGCACCTGTTTACGGCATAGCTAACTTAACGCCTGTTATTCCTACAGACCAATTAACAGGTGATTTGATGATTTGTCTATATGGGACTAAACCATATAGTGATGCTCCAACTATTGACCAAGGCTGGACTGACTTAGGATATGCCACAGATGGCACAGTTGGCGCAGGGCCTGATGTCGGGTCAATGCAGACCCGTGTTTTCTATAAGATATCAACTTCTGACACCGAGATAGACCCTATTGTTACTAACGCAACTAATAATGTATCAACTGCAGTTATTATTGTCTTTCAAAAAGGGGCAGGTGATACTTGGATTACTCCAGTTGGTGCTGGCGGCGGTGATGCAACAGCAGGGACAGACTTCTCAGTAACCGCCTCAGCAGATGTAGGGCATACAACAGGCGATATGGTTGTCGCAGCAGCATCTTTCCGTTCAGATGCTGCCACTCCTACTACTGCACGTGCAGTTTCAATTACTGGCTGCACGCTAGGCACTTATGTCCAATCTCCCACCATAGACCCTAAAACTGCATCTGGCGGTGATATGAGTATGACTTGTGGATATGTGCCCGTCAATTCTGGCACATCTTCGGCAGCCCCAGTAATGACGGCTACTCTTGGGGCTGCCCACACTGGCTCGGCTTATTTAGTTAGATTGAGAGTGTCAGCCTTAACAGCGGTAGGGGATACACTTCAAAAGATATGGAATGTCAGCCAAGCCGTTCCTGTCACCAGCCAATATATTTATCATATTAGGGCATCGGTTGCCGATACGCTCCAGAAAATATGGAATGTAAGAAGTGCTATCGGAGACACATTACAAAACATCTGGCATACTCGCTCTTTAACAACTAAATCAGTCCAGCTAGTCCATAATGTCCTAACAAGCATAGGGGATACATCTCAGTATATCTGGAATGTGTTATCAAGCGTAACGGCGGTTGGTGATACCTTCCAGCTCATCTGGCATATTAAGACTTCAATTGGAGATACAATTCAAGAGATTTGGCATATACGATTCGCACTTGGAGACACAGTTCAGCACCTATGGAATACAAAAGCTATTATTACCAAAACCAATCAGTATATTTATCATATCAGACAAGCAGTGGGTAATACCTCGCAAGCCATCTATCATATCAGGTCAGCTATAGGCGACACCGCTCAGGCAATTTGGAATGTAGCAATCTCACTCGGTAAGACAAGTCAAACTATCTGGCATATTCGGCTTGCTCTAGGAGATACATTACAGAATATATGGCATACCCGATATGCTTTGGGTGATACCAGTCAGGCAATATGGCATACAAGGCAAGCCATCGCACAGACAAGACAGACGATTTGGAATGTGCTTTTACTAGCCAGCGACACTTTACAAGGTATATGGAATGTGCGGGGGTTAGCTTCTAAAACTAATGAGGCTTTTTGGCATATAAGATTTGCGATTGCCGATACTACCCAATTCGTCTGGAATGTCTTAACCACAACTGCCATAGGGGATACCGCTCAATTTATCTGGCATATAAGGCAAACACTCAGTAAATCCACACAGTCTTTATGGAATGTATTAGGATTAGCAGGAGCAGTTGGGGATACCTTTGAAATTATTTGGAATACCAAAACTTTTATTGGCAAAGCTAGGCAATTTCTCTGGAACGCCTTAATAAGAATAGGTCAATTTCGCTTCAGCACGAGGGCATTACCTAGCGAGATAGAAATCAAAACCACTAAACCGCCAGATTTAGGGAGATATGGTTAATGGGAACTAATGTAACTATCAAATCATATCGCAAGGAAAGAGAAAAAGAGATAATGGGCGGGCTTGAAAAATCCATGGAGAAGGTAGGGGCTATTGTAGAAAGGCAAGCTAAAATAAATGTTAGCAAATCTCCTCCAGAACATCCACAGGTACAAACAGGCAGACTGAGAAGTTCTATAACCCATCGTGTAGAAATGAGCAGAAATGAAATCGCCGCCTTAATAGGTAGCAATATAACCTATGCTCCTTATTTGGAATTCGGGACTTCCAGACATTCACCCTATCCCTGGCTTTTCCCTGCTGTTGAAATGAAACGTCCAGAAATAATTAGGGCATTGAAAGATAAGGAGTTCACTGTTGCTTAGTCAAGTAAATGTTGGGTTTTTTGGTGCATTGAAATTGTGGACTGAAACATGGGCGACTGGTATTGCCTATACATTAGGTGATGTTATTAGAAAAACCAGCACTTATGCCGCCTATACCTATAAATGCACAACTGCTGGCACATCTAGTGGAACTGAGCCAGTATGGGGAACCCCTACGATTGGTGCGGTAGTCTCAGACGGTTCAACATTAAAATGGACTACATACGATACGAAGACCTATCAAGTGAAAGCCCCACAGGGGTCAACGGTTCCTTATGTAACCTTTGGATTAGAAACTGATGTTCCTATGGGAACATTCCATGACCAATTTCAAATTGAGAGTTTAACATTCTGGGTTAATTGTTTTTCGGATGTATCAACCGCTGCCGTTGCCGAAGTTGCCGATGAGGTGATGGCAGCGATGGATGATATTACTTTATCGGTTTCAAATTATACATCCATGAAATGCGTCAGGGAATTTATTGGTTCAGTAATTTGGGATTTAGAGACAGGTATCTACCAAGTACCTTTACGGTATAGGGTCTGGTTAAATAAGACATAGAATCATTCACACGCAAGCTTTCAAGGGCTCTCTTATTAATTGTAGTGCGTCTCATATATATTACACAATTATTAGCAGGAGGTAAAAGAATATGTCAGTTCATTTAGCGGGTAAAGATGGAATACTTGATACAGGGACGGCAGTATCAGGAATCAAATCATGGTCATTGGATTATGTGGTTGATACCCTTGAAACAACCGATTTTGCAGATGTGGGAATTAAATCATACATAGTTGGTTGTTCTGGATGGTCAGGGAGTTTTGAGGGATATAAATATGGTGCACCCCAAGCTCTAGCAGGAGCTGCCATAACTTTATCTCTTAAAGAATCAACAGTATCAACCGAAAAGTGGGTTGGTTCGGCATATATTACTGGAATTCACGCAACTACTGCCCATGATGGTATTGTATCTTATAGTTACGATTTTCAGGGCACTGGTGCACTTTCAACCCTACCAACCACATAAAATGAAAGGGGAGGAATAATGATATGTCAGTTCACTTAGCAGGAAAATTAGGAAATGTATATGTAGCCAATTTGCTACTAGAAGATTGTGAGGATGCTTGGGAAAATGGTGCAAAGGGAGTGGCAGCATTAGAAACCACTATAATCAAGGTTGGTAGTGGTAGTGCAAAATGCACTCTTGCTGCTATCCCAGGAACTCAAGCGGTGGCAATGTTTGAAACGATGTCAAACCCCACATTTGACTTTACGAATTACACTCATATTCTATGCTGGGCATACTCCGTGCCTACAACTGTGGCAGGAGATTATCGTATAAGCGTAGGAACAGGGGCAGCGGGAGCAACCCCCACAACCTATGTGACTTTACCAGCATTAACAGCAACTACTTGGAAATATTGCCACTGCACTGAAGTTGTCGGCTCCGAGATGGCTGATACAACGGCTGGCACTATTATTGCTTTGTATACATGGGCAAATGGAGCAGAGAATGATGTTATTTATCTTGACGACATAAGGGCAGCCAAGAACATAGCGGGTATCAACTCATGGTCATTGGATTATACAACTGATACATTGGAGACTACAGACTTTGCGGATGTTGGTGTAAAGGCTTATATCGTAGGCGGGTCTGGTTGGTCTGGTTCATTCTCAGGTTATAAATACGGCGCTCCTCTATCTATTGGTTCACAATATGGGATAGAATTAGCAGAGAGCGCTACCACTACAGAGATGTATTTAGGGAATGCTGTTATCACTGCGGTGTATCCATCTACAGCCTCTGATGGGATAGTTAGTTACTCCTATGATTTCCAAGGCACGGGGGCACTCGCAGTTTCCAGCACTTAGTTATGAATGGCGAGATTGCTGCCTTATACCAGAATAATAAGCAAGTCGGTGGGGTATATTCATGGGAAATAAATCTAGCCAATGATTCCACTACTGTAAATGGATGGCAAGAATCCACATTCAAAAAGAATATCTCAGCTAATAGTTATTGGTTAGTTGAAACCCCTGTTGACGATTGTTTTGAAGTAAAATTCTACAAAGTCATGCAGGGGTCTCTAGTTTTAATGGATGAGGGAATAGTTGATATTCTTTTACCAGATACCATAACTCTAGATCGTAGACTTGATGCACCATTAGAAATAATATGGAGAAAATCCCTTGAATACTGAAGCGGTAGTTTATCTGGCTAGAAAATTACACTGGACACGCGCAGAAATTGGGCAATTGACGCCTTTGCAATTCCATGAGATTCTAAAGGAACTTTATTATCAGGAGTCAGTTGAGGAATGGCGCAAACAACACTCCACAGCCTCTATCTTAGCAGCAATTTATAATACTATACCTAAGAAACGGGGTTCTAAAGTTCTTAAAGCAAGCGACTTTCTAAGGGGCGGTATGCCTGAACGCCACTCTAAACCACAGGACTCAATAGATAAAATGGCAGAAGACAAAGGGATTAAATTACCCTCAAAAGAATTAAGGGAACGCTAGTATGGAATACAAACGCCAACGGAATGAATCAATAAGGCAATATACCAAAGAGCATCCCGAAGAAAACTTAAAAAGTATCGCTGAATTATATGGGCTTTCATATCAACGGATAGGTTCAATTTTGCAGGGAGAAAAATACCTCAAATATAAGAGGGAGTATTGCGCTAAACGCCGAGAAAACGGCGAAAGGGAACTTTATACGCAAAGACGATTACAAATTAAAGTAGACGTTTTAACCTATTATGGTAATGGCAAATGCGCTTGTGTAATATGTGGTGAAGCCAGATTACCTTGTTTGTCGTTAGACCATGTAAATAATAATGGGGCAAGTGAAAGGCGGGAATGGTTTGGCAAAAGAACGGAGGGGGGAATAAAAATATATCGTAAATTACAAATATTAAATTACCCCAAAGGCTATCAAACCCTTTGCATGAATTGCCAATGGATTAAAAAGTTTAATAAAACCCAAACGAAGGAGTAGATGATGACAGAAGAAGTTAATATTTTAGCACAAGAGAAACCGAAGATAGTTAAACTAGCAGATGGCAAAGAATACATTCTCCCCCCTATAGATATGACTACACTAGCTAATATAGAAAAGACTATAGGATTTGGGTTGGGTAAGTTTTCCCTCAAGATGGAAACTGAACCCATGACTACCATAAGGGCATTGATTTATGCCCTACTCAAAGAAAACCACCCCGAACTTACCCTTGATGGTGTAGGGCATTTAATCACGTTAAAAGAGATTAAGGATTTATCGGAGACTATCAGTACAATAATGGCAATCTCTGGTTAGGAGGTTTCCTATGCCGAATGGAATCATAAATGAATTGGATTTTGAAAAGCGCATCGGTGAAATGAAGGATAGGGATTTGCTAGAATTTGTGGCCCGGCAGACTTTTGAAATTACTGGCAAATGCAAAGTCTATGATACCCAAATAGCCTTGTTAGAATCCGGGGATAGAAAAGCCTCCGGTATCATGGGGGCCATATCAGGAACTATTACAGCAACAGTTATAGGTATTATCAGTTATTTTACTAATCGGAGTTAATTATGGCTGAAACACTAGCCGAATTAGTAGCAAAAATCACGGCTGATGCAACTGAATTAAAGAAGGCCCTTGCTTCTGCCGAAAAGGATATACAAGGGACTGGCAGGGTAATAGAGGGAGAAACTAAGTCCTGGCAAGACCGATTCAAGGCCGTAGGCGAATCCTGTGCTGAACTAGGTAGAAGTTTAGGTAAAATTGCTGTGGGTGTGGGAGCTATAGGAGCAGCCATTACCACTATGGCAGTTTCCTCTATTAAAGCCTTTGCCGATATGGGGCAGGAACTCTCAATATTAAAAATTCAAACTGGATTAAGTGTCAAGACATTATCGGAATTGAAGTATATGGCAGATTTGGCTGAAGTGGATTTATCCTCTTTAGTGATTGCCATAAAAACAATGAGCAGTATGCTTTATGATGCCTCAAAAGGTTTGAGGACTGCGAAGAAAGAGGCAGAGAAATTAGGGAAGGCATTTGATTATGAAGAATGGGCAAAAACAGAACCCGTAGTTGCCGCTTTTGAGGCATTAGGATTAAGCATAGAAAATTTAGTGGCTCTTTCTCCAGAAGAACGCTTTTGGGCGGTTGCCAATGCTATCGGGAGAATAGAAGATGCCAATACACGGGCAGCTTTAGCTACTGATGTATTTGGTAGGGGCGCACTTGCACTTCTCCCTATTCTAGCTCAGACCACAGAAGAAATGCAAACAGCAAGAGATATGGCTGCCAAACTGGGCGTAACAATGGACGAGGAAACACTGGCTAAGGCCGAAGCCCTAGATTTGGCATTGAAAAATCTCCAAGAATCTTTTAGGGGTGTGGGGCTTCAAATCGGGGAAACCCTTATGCCCTACATAGTTGCATTGGCTGATAAATTGATACCTATTATAGAAAACATAATGAAATGGATTGAGAAAAATCCCGAATGGGTAACAGCAATTGCTGCAGTCGGTGCTGCCTTTGTAGCATTTGGGATGATATTAGGAACCATTGCCGCAATATTGCTTATGATAAATATTCTAATGGGTAATTGGATAGCCGTAGCAATAGCAGGCGTGGTGGCTTTGGCAGCAGGATTGGGGACTTATTTTGGACTCAAGGAACTTCAGAAAAAAACTGAGAAAATGTCAGCAACCCCGGGGGCAATTCCAACTTCAAAGGTAACTCCTTTATCAGAAACAATCCCGGGGAAATGGGAGAAAATGGCAAAGGGTGGAATTATAGTTGGGGAAGCTGGCCCTGAAGCAATTATACCGTTAGGGGAAGGGATGGGTTCAACCTACAGTATCAATATAGGCAACTTTATGGGAGATGAATCATCACTGAGAGCGTTTGCCCGTAAACTGAAAGACATAATCGGCGAAGATGGGCGGCGGACTTCTTTTTCTGGCATTAATAGACTTGAATATTTCCCTGGAAGTAGTGCTCCATGAGTGTTACTTATGAATTTAAGGTTGATTGGGATGCAACTGATTGGACGGCTACCCCTGATTTTACGCAAGCAATAGATGATATTACTTCCTATGTCATCTCATTTTCTATTGATAGGGGTAAAAAGGTGGAATTAGGCAATAGTCCAGCAGGCATTGCGGATATAACATTAGATAATTCGTCAAAGAGATTTTCCCCACCATATGCCGGGCCTTTATCTGGAAAGATGAGACCTTGGCTTCCAGTTAGAATCAGAGCTACCGTAACTGGAGGTAGTGCTTTGGTAATTTATACTGGTTTTATTTCACGCATCTCAGTAAATCCAAATATATCTGTTCAGAAAGTGTATCTATATTGTACAGATGGCATGGATTTATTAGCCAGAAATATGGTAACAACCAATAAAGATGATAGAGATGCAACAAGCGATGGGGGAGCAATAGATAAATTATTAAATGCTGCTGGATGGTCTGCAAGCAAAAGAAGCCTGGATACTGATGGGGGAGATGTTTTGGATTATCCATCAGTTACGGAGTATTAATAATGGCTACTGTAATCAGAACAGCTACTGATTTGCAGAATATGGAAAATGCTTTAACTGCTAGTTATGAACTTGGCTGCGATATAAATGCTTTTGAGACTTTAACTTGGGATGGTGGATTAGGCTTTGACCCAATAGGGAAATATGATGCCTTACACCCAGAATATGCCTTCACTGGCTATTTTGATGGTAAGGGTTATAAGATTTCCAATCTTTTCATTAACCGCACAGAGTTTCTTGGACTGTTTGGCTATACGGGTATTTGCGGGAGTGACCATTGGATAAAGAATGTGGGACTTACAAATGTTGATATTACTGGACGAGATTGGATTGGGGGTTTAGTTGGTTTTCACCAAAATGGAGCACACACAATCTCTAACTGCTATGTTACTGGCAATATAGTGGGTCAGTCATACGGAATTGGTGGTTTGTTGGGGTATAATGGTTCCATTGTCGAGGATTGTCATTCAGATGTTGATATTGTTGTTACTGCTACTGCTGCAACCGGTGATGTTGCAGAGATAGGTGGCTTTATTGGAGAAGAAAGTGGCCTTGGAATTACTCGGTGTTATGCTACAGGTGATATAACCATAAATGGAGTTGCAGGTGAGGATGTAGACCTTGTTGGTGGCTTCGCTGGTGATATTAGGAATAAGCTGGTCTCCAGATGCTATGCTACTGGTAATGTAATTGTCAGCAATGCAGTTGGAAGACACACTAGATATATCGGCGGGTTTGCTGGTTCCAATGGTGGATATGAAGGGCCTTCTAACTGCTACGCTAGAGGTAATGTTACTGTTACAAAGGGAGTTGGTGCTACCCAAAGTTGGGTTGGTGGATTTGCTGGTATGAATTCAGCCTCACCTCTGCCCTTGTTAAATTGTTATTCAACAGGAACAGTAAGTGCTTCAGGGATGAGTTATGTTGGTGGCTTTTGCGGACAGAATACATCTGTAATCACCTCCTGCTTCTGGGATACTCAAACATCAGGACAGGCAACTAGCTCTGGCGGGACTGGCAAAACCACTGCTGAAATGAAGGATATTGAAACCTTTCAAGAAGCTGGATGGTCTATGTCAAGGATATGGAACGTGACTGCCTGCAATAACAGTTATCCGTGCTTGATTGGGGTTACCCCTTGTTGTGCCTCAATTGTGTCTCCTGCTGATTGGACTATTGCCGAACCAAAAGTAACGCTAGAAGCTATAAGGAACATAGAAATGGTTTATGGTGGCAGATTCTATATAGACAAGTCTGGTAATGCAGTCTATGAATCGAGGTATCATAGAAATGTCTAGCTTTACAATAGACGATACGATGGTAGAATTTCGATATGACCTTGATGACAGGGAGATATACAATGACATTCGCAGCCAAATTGGTATTTCTACGACTGAAACGGTAGTAGATTCTGACCCTACCTATAGTTGGAAAACTTGGTATAGAGCAATGGAAGTTACCCCTGGAGTTATCCACCAGAGAGTATTTACAGCAACATTATTTGAACCAATTGATTGGAAGGTAACGGTTTTATCATGTGATGACCTAAATGGCAATCCTTATTATAATTATACAATCGAGTTGATAGATAGTAATTATGAAATGACGAAAGCTGTCGAAATACTTAATACTGGCAGCGTAACAATGATAATTAGGTTTAATG